TCCATGATGCCCTGGTTCGTCCGCTGGGAAGAAGCCTGCGACCGGGATCTTCTAACCGACTCACAGCGCTCAACCTTCTTTTCCGAAGTTCTGGTCGATAATCTCGTCCGGGGCGATATCAAGAGCCGATATGAAGCCTATGCCGTAGCCCGCCAGAACGGGTGGATGTCGGTAAATGATATCCGAGAGAAAGAAAACCTCAACTATGTGGGCGATGAAGGCGATGTACTATTGGCACCGCTTAACATGGTTCCGCTAGATCAATTTGGGAAAGAACAGCCTCAGCCGGAAGCCACCCCTGCGGCTCCTCCGGCAGCGCCTACCTCTCCTAGGCGCAACTTAGAGACGATCCGCCCACTGTTACTAGATGCAGCGCGGCGGATTGTCTCTAAGGAATCCTTCCATCTACGGAAGAAAGCCAAGAAACCAAACCTCATTGAATTCAAGGAATTCTATTTCTCGGAACCGCAGCCCGTAGAAGAGATTTTAAAACCTTTGCTTGCAGGCTTAGGGCTTAATGGCGACTCGTTTGAACTCATAAAATTCAGGCATTTATCCAAGCAACTTGGAGAAGTTGTGGTATGGTTCAACGAAAAACCAGTCATAATCGACAAACATCTGGACGATTGGTCTAATCTTCTCCCCGAAGAACTAGCTGGGGAATGGCTTAAATATTTTGAGGAGGAATAATGGAAAACCAAACTGAGTACAGAGACTTCCCCGTCGAGATCAACGTCGAATCACGGGCCGAAGGCGAACCGGCCAAGATTGTCGGCCATGCGGCGGTGTTCGATACCATGATTACTTTATATCCTGGCGTAAAAGAGCGGGTGGCCAAGGGTGCGTTTCAAGATTCGATTGCCAAGGATGACGTTCGGGCGCTCTTTAACCACGATCCGAACTATGTGCTGGGCAGGAACAAGAATGGGACGCTAAAGCTCTCGGAAGATTCCACGGGACTGCTTTATGAAGTCGATCCGCCAGACACTCAGCAAGCGCGGGATGTTGTGGCGCTGATTAAGCGGGGTGATATTTCCCAGAATAGCTTTGGCTTTCGGGTGATTGACCAGGGCTGGGACGAAGAGGCGGATGGCACGCTGGTGCGTACGCTGAATAAAGTGAAGCTCTTTGACGTTTCGCCCGTGACTTACCCAGCCTACCCGACGACAGATTTGAAATTACGATCCGAAGAGGATTTGAGGAAAGAAGCAGCCGAAGCGCTCAAGAAACCGGGGCGAACGCTGGAGGGTTTCGACCGGGAAGCGGAGCTAAGAGAAAAAGAATTCGAAATTCTTCTTGACATTTGCGAATAATTTTTTTTATTCTTTGCTCGACAATTTTAAACGGCTTGTCTTTAACTTCTAAACCGCTCGGAATAGTTTAAAGGCAAGTAACGTAGAGAAGGCCAGCCGCTCGGTAAAGCCCAAACTACTTGATATCAATCTAAAAAGATTGGTGTCTGGCAGTTTGGGCTTTTTTATTTTCCCCTGCCAGCGCCGAAGGGGAAAATAGAATGACCAAAGTAGATGAGATAAAGCAGAAGCGGGCCGAACTCATAGCAAAACAAAGGGAATTGATCGATAAGTCTTGGAAAGAAAATCGCCAGGGCAATCTCAATTCAGACGAGGAAACCACCTACCAGAAGATTCAAGACGACTTAAAAGTTGTCGAAGGCACTCTTAAGAGAGAACTCGAAGTTTTCCACAACGAACAACTTTTGAATGCCGATGCGGTCACACTCCCACCTGCTGGCGAAACAGTCCAGCCCGACATTCGAACCATTGACGAAAACGATAAATCCAATCCCGTCCTTCAAGCTTACAAGGCCGTCACGGAAAACCGGAAAATCAGTCCAGCCTATGAAAATCTAGTCAATCGAATCAGCCGTGCCGGAGAGTCTTACATTCGCTATGGAACCGGCGGAATGACGCCGGAGGAAAAGCGTGATCTTTCCGTTGGTTCGAACGCAGCGGGCGGCTACCTCGTTCCCATTGAAATGTCGAAGCAGATTGTCATTTACGAACGGGAATTTGGCGTGATGCGCCAGCTTTCCACTGAGTTTTCGACCTCGGTTGGCGATACAGTCACCGTGCCACGCATTACCGCATTTGGTACTTCCGGGTGGGTGGGTGAAGGAAACGCCTTCACGGAATCTGATCCCACGATTGGCCAAGTGAGTTTCTCGGCCTATAAATCGACTCACATTGCTCAGGTTTCTGAAGAATTGCTTCAGGATACTGCGTTCGATGTTTCCAGCCTCTTGGCTCGGATTTTCGGTCAGAACTTGGGAGCATTGCAGAATAACGCCTTTGTCAGTGGCAATGGAACTGGTAGGCCAACCGGGATTGCAAACAACGTGACCACGGGCGCGACTTTGGCTTCTAACGTAGCTGTGACCGCTGATGAATTGGTGAATACATACCATTCACTTCTGCGGCCTTATCGGGCTCAGGCTTCTTGGGTGATCCATGACAACACCGTGGCCGCTATTCGGAAGCTAGTCACGGGCGTGAGTGGAGATAAAACCTATCTCTGGCAGCCAGGATTAGTTGCAGGCCAACCTGATACGCTTCTGGGTCGTCCAGTTTATACCGATCCTGACGTGGCGACGATGGCCAATAGTGCCAAGTGTATTCTCTTCGGCGACTTCAAGGCTGGCTATTGGATCAGAAATGCTGGAGGAATCACCATCCAACGCTTGAATGAACTCTATTCAGGCACGGGCCAGGTTGGTTTCAGGATTTGGCAGCGGGTCGATGGGAAACAAGTAGATGCCTTGGCAGTCAAGGCGGCAGTAAACAACGCCTCATAGCTTACAGATTTGTCCTCGCTTTAAATGATTTGGGCCCTCCACCCAGGGGGGCCCGACTTTAAAATGAAAATTAGACTCTTAACCGGCATTGCTGGCACGGCGGCTATCTACCAAAAGGGTGAAGTTGTTGACCTGGAGCCAAAAGAGGCATTGCGCTGGGTTTCTGCCGGAGCCGCTGAATATGTTAATGAAATTGAAGCTGCAATGATGAATTACCCGAATGAAACGGCGCTTGCGCCGGAACACAAAAAAAAGAAAAGGAGATAATTGCTACCCCCCGATGTGGCAAAAAAACTTAAAGAAGACGATTTACTTACTCAACGTCGATAACTATGCCCCTCAAATCACCGAACTCTCTTACCCGCTCATTCACCATTACGCCAAGAAAATTGGTGCTGAGGTGTTTGAAATCAAGGAAAGAAAATTCCCAGGCTGGCCGCCAGTCTATGAGAAGTTGCAGATTTACGAACTCGCACAATTGCATTCAAACGATTGGAACATCTACATCGACTCTGATGCGCTTATTCACCCCGATCTCATGGATATGTGCATGTATCTGCCCAAAGACACGGTTGCACATTGGGGCCACGATGTCGCCGAGAACCGATGGCATACAGATCGCTACTTCTGGCGAGATGGCCGCCACATTGGTTCCTGCAACTGGTTCACGATTGCAAGCGACTGGTGCATTGAATTATGGAAACCGCTCGAGGATCTGACAAGAGAAGAAGCGGTCGGAAATATCTGGCCGATTGTGCAGGAACTCAAGACGGTAGTAACGGCGGAGCACTTGATTGATGACTATACACTCTCTCGAAATATTGCTCGTTTTGGTCTTAAGTTCACTGACTTTAAGGCTATTTTCAAGAGTGTTGGCTATGCGGAAGCCGCTTTCTTGTGGCATCAGTACCAGCAACCGCTTGAGCAAAAGGTTATTGAGATGAAGAAGATTATCAAGCAATGGGGGCTCGATTGACTGTCTATGAAATGCCGGAGCCAAATATACAAGGATGGATGGGGCTTGAAGAACTGCGCTGGCTCTATAATATGGCGCAGACGATGGAATCCATTGTGGAAGTCGGAAGCTGGAAAGGCCGATCTACTCACGCTCTTTGTGCTGGCTGCCCTGGCTTTGTTTGTGCTGTGGATCATTTTAGCGGCAGTTCTACCGAGCGAGAATCTAACCATGCCGAAGCCAAAACTCGGGACATCGCTCTCGACTTCATGGCCAACGTCGGACACTTCCGAAACTTATCCATCTTTCGAATGGAAAGCACCTGCGCTGCGAGACTCTTTAAGCCCAAATCGATTGATATGGTGTTTATTGACGGCGGCCACACGTTCGATGAAGTCACCGCTGACATTCAGGCATGGCGACCCGTTTGTAAGAAACTATTGTGTGGACATGACATTCATTATAGCGAAGTTCGAGGAGCTATTGAGAAAGAAGGGCTCCAGCCTCAGCATGCGCTGGATTCACTTTGGTATGTGAGGGAATTTTGATCGTCTATAAAGCGGTAAACAAAATTAATGGAAAGATTTATGTAGGGCAAACTGTCAAAGCGCTTCGCACTAGAATTGGCGAGCATTTCAATCGGCCTCGAACTCCATTTGATTATGCTCTGCGCAAATATGGGCGAATGAATTTTGAAATCACGATCTTAGATATTTGTGGAACTCGTGAGCAAATGAATGAGCGGGAAATTTATTGGATCAAGGCTTTCAATTGCAAATCCCCCAACGGTTACAACCTAAACGATGGCGGCAATGGATCAAACCCATCGCCAGGAACAATTGAAAAACTGAAGTTGATAAATAAAGGGCGTGTCCGAAGTGAGGAAGAAAGATGGAAGAATAGAGAAGCGCATTTAGGGAGGCCACAATCAGAAGAAACCCGAAGAAAGCACAGTGATGCTTTAAAACGACGTTATGCAACAGTCAATCATCACATGCTTGGAAAAACGATTCCAGAAGATGTTAAAAGGAAAATGTCGGCTTCTGGCAAAGGGAAAAATGCGGGCGCTAAAAATGGGATGTTTGGGAAGCCAAGCCCAATGCGCGGGCGGCATCATAAAGAAGAATCAATTCTAAAAAATCGGCTTGCCCATCTAGGGGTTAAGCAATGCGAAAAAACTAGAAAGAAAATATCTGAAAGTGTTCGCGCGTTATGGGCGCAAAGGAGCTAAGTTGAAGCCTATCTATAAAATGGAGGCGATACAGGTGGAACTTACAAATGCGTGCATATTCCGCTGCGGTAACTGCACGCGTTTTTGTGGTTCGCATTATACGCCGTTTTATTTGACCTTTGATCAGTTCAAAGAAGCTATTGATTCGATGGTTGGCTTCCCCAATATCGTCGGTTTCATGGGTGGCGAACCGCTATTGCATCCGCAGTTTGAGAAATTCGCCGACTATGCGCTTGAAAAACTCGGCAAGGCGCATTTGGGTCTGTGGTCCACCTTCCCGAAAGGCAAAGAGGATCTCCGGGAAGTGATTTGTCGGACCTTCGATCACTTATTCCTCAATGACCATTCCGTCGGGAATATCTTCCACGCGCCAATTCTAGCCGGGATTGAGGAAGTGATTCCCGACGAACGGGAAATGTTTGCCGTCGTGGAACAGTGTTGGTTGCAAAATAGCTGGTCCGCTTCAATCAATCCAAACGGGGCATTCTTCTGCGAAGTTGCGGGGGCAATGTCGGTGTTGTTTCAGGAAGAAAAGCCGCTTGGCTGGAAAGTGGAGCCAGGATGGTGGATGCGAATCCCGAAAGATTTTACGGCGCAGATGGAGAAATACTGCCGCCGCTGTTCCTGCGCTATCCCATTGGCACGGCGATCGAGTCAGGACGAGCGGGACGACATCAGCCCGAAGAATCTGGAATTGCTGAAGGGTAAATCGAAAAAAGTGGACCGTGGGGAATACGTTGTTACTGATTTCAAGTTAGTTGAACAACCCGATCCGAATGGCGAAATGCCGACGAACTACCCGGTGCAAGTCTATAAAGACTTGAAATATCGCGGTGAGATTGCAGATCGATACGGGATATTCATTTCCTTGAACGAGAAAGGCAATCTCACGCCCTATCTCAAAGATAAATGGACAAAAGGCGCAAGCGAAAAGCGCATGACCTTGATGGATCAATACAAGCAAGAATTCCCGATCCTGCAAAATGCAGGGTGAGATACCCGATGCCGCCGGGGTAAATAACAGGCGGCTACTAATCGAAGAGAGGTGAATCATGGCAGATACAAATGCAGCAAGTGCGGCTGATACCTCGGCAAGTGATGCCGCAACCAAAACCAGTACAGTGCAAAGTGGGGCGCAAGTCGGAGCCAGTCAAGCTGGAGCGCAAACGGGCTTAGGCCAAACCGATGCCGCTGGCGGGCAAAGAACCTCTACCACCCAAGCGGAATCCGTAACGGATGTCGGACAGGGTGAAGCCTGGTTGACCAACATGAAGCGGCTGGTCGCTGGCGAACTCAGCCAGGATGCAGATATTCGTGCCGTCCAGACCGGATTGTTAACCCGCATCGTTCACAATTCGGAAAACTTTGACCAACAGCTTCGGCAGATAACGCTCCAGGCATTGCAGAATGCCATTACCCAAGCGAATTCTGCGGTGATTGACAGTGCAGACATTCGGCAGCGAACGCGGGAGAATGCGCGGACTTCAGATGGCCGTTTGCAGATTATTGCAGAAGCACAACTGTCTGAAAATCCGATCTTTCAGGATGCGATTTCGGCAGCGGTAGCCAAAGCATTAGCGAAAGAGAAGACTGCCTCTGCCTAAGCATCCATCTGAGGTTGCTGATGGAACCGCCAAAACCAAATCAGCCTGAAACGGATGATTGGTTGTACGAAATGCTCGTTACAGATGGACGGTGTGAGGTTTTGAGTTTGGTTGTCGGGTTTCAAGAATTAAACCATATCCTGGAAAGAGTGCACCGAAACCCGGATCTTGAAGTCTTAGCCGTCCACTGTATCGAGAAGCAGTTGGCTTATTTTCTTAAAGGCTGTTACCGCATGGACGCGGTGATCGAAGGATAGCATGGCAACCTATTACGTTGACAATGCAGCCGCTAACGATTCAGGGAATGGCAGTGTTGGTAGCCCGAAGAAACTGATTGCCTCGGGCATTGCATTGCTGGCCTCCGGCGATACTCTAATCGTTAAGAATGGGACTTATTCCGGTGGCACCAATCGCATTACCGGAATGGCTTCCGGCAGTGCCGGGGCTTATACGAAGATTTATGCTGAAACAGATTGGGGCGTGACGATCCAGCAGACTGGCGGGGATCTTTACACCTATATGTGCGACGTTGCAACGCGGTCCTATGTTGAGGTGCGAGGCTTCAAGTTCAAGAATCAAGCTGTTACCAAATGTGTCGTTGAGAACTCGAACCATGTGAAGATCATTCGCTGTTGTGCGGATGGCTCGGCAGGAGTGGGTTCAGCCTTCTCCTGCGAAAACAGCAATTATGTCCTATTTGAAGAATGTTATTCCTGGGGCGAAGGCCGTTACCCGTTTTACATGGGCAGAGGTTCAGGCTCTTCGGATCATGTGATATTCCGGCGTTGCGTCTGCCGCTGGGACTATGCGGCAAGCACGGAAACGCTGGCCTGCTTCGCCAATTACGATCAGCAATATTGTGCCTTTCAAAATTGCATCGCCATTGATGCAACCGATTACCAGGTTGCAGGTGGCTATCCTTACGACGGATTGAAAGGCTTCTTCACGCCTAACGGGAACTATGAAAACCATTACAACGGCTGCATGGTGGTGCATTGTGAAGGGGCGGGCTTCTGGATGGAAGATGCGCCGATTTTTAATGTCACGATTGACGATTGCGTCGTTTGGGACATCAAGGAACGGACCGTCGGCACGGCTCCAGGCTATGATGCTTATCCCTATTATGGAAGGCAGGAAACCGGGCCTGTTGCCTTAAATCATACCGTTTTTGGAATCAGCACTTATGGGGTTGGCTTGTGGTTTGGGACCAGTCAAAGTTCTATACAAAATTCAATTATCTATGGACTGACGCTCAATAGCGGTACTTATGCCGTCGGTGGCGGCGGACTTGGAACGGAGAATTACAACTGTTTTTATAACAACACGGGCGGCAGGAACAAAGCGACCACGCCGGGTGCAAATGACATCACTGGAACGAACCCTTTAACGAACTCTCTCAAATATTTGACGCGGATTGAAACCGGGACAACGCTGGCAACGGCTGGCAGCGGCGGCGGCGTTATTGGAGCGACGATCCTCAAGAAATTTGGCGCTTCTGGCACGCTTTGGGGGGATTCCGGTTGGAACTCATTGACATCGGAAGACCTGTGGCCTTTCCCGAACGAAGATCAGATGAAAGCCGATATGTCCGGCTTTTCGTTGGCAGCGGGGGCAGGTTATTCCGGGTCGCCCGCCATGAGTGGAGCGCGTGGTTTCTGTACGGGAACCTCACGGGATGGTTCGGCGCAAACATTCACGAAATATATTTGGGAATATCTTGGAAACACGATTCCGGCTGGGATTTATGGAGCTGGGGGCTCTCCTCCCGATCCGCCACAGAATTTGAGATAGCTATGGTTGCCCACGTCCAATCTAAAAGCGGCGTTAATACAACGGGAAATAACATCGTTGTCACGTTCGATAATCCAACGACTGCAGGAAATTTGGTCGTTGTCTCCTTCGGCTGGCGCTCCACTGAAAACTTTACCTCCTTCGTCGATAGTCTCACGAACACATGGTCGCAAGTAGGAACCGAAATTAACAATTTCGATCTTACCTACTCAAGAATGTATGCCTGTTTATTGACTAACGCCGGATCTAGTCATTCGCTGACACTGACTGTCACTGGATCAACTAACAAAATCCTATTCGCTTCCGAATTCAGCGGGATTCAATCCACTCCAATTGACAAAACGGCAGGAACGTCGGGAAGTGGGACCAGCATGAGTTCTGGGGTAACAGCATCCAGGGCGCAAGCGGACGAACTGCTCGTTGCCTATTTTACCGCTCAGCATTCTAGCGCTCCGAATCCGAATTACACGGCAGGTGCTAACTTTTCAATTCTTACCAATACGCTGCAAACGGATTACACCAAACTATTGACCGGGTTCCATGAATATCAGGTGGTTTCCTCCATTGGCACGGACGCTGCAACGAGCACATCAGACGTAAGCAGTGCCTGGACTTCAAGAATTGGCACGTTCAAGGCCTCGGCTCCAGCTCCGACGTTAGACCAGGAAGGCTTTCGTTGGCGCAATGACGATGGTTCAGAGACAACAGCAACCTGGAAGGATAGCCAGGACACGAACATTACTGCTCCGGCGGGCCAGAACATGCGCTTGCGAATGATTGTGAATGCCACGCTCGACCCGGCAGCTAAAGATTTTCAACTGGAAGGGAAACTTTCGACAGATTCCAATTGGGTTAAGATTTAATGGGTTCAAACACCTTTACAACTGGCAGTGGAAACTGGACGGCTCCAGCCTGGTTGCTTTCCTCAGACAATATTACCGTTGAAGTCTGGGGCGGTGGTGCGGGTGGCGGTGGATCGAATACCACTGGCAACGGCGCGGGTGGCGGAGGCGGAGGCGGCTATTCGAAATCAACGCTCTCGGGATTTACCGGCGGGAGCAATTACGCTTATGTTGTTGGTGCTGGCGGGAATTTCGGCTCTGGCAATGCGAACGGAGCTCCCGGCGGCGCTTCGAATTTCAACAGTAATCAAGTCATGGCCAATGGCGGCACAGGCGGGCTTGGCGGGCATGTAGCTGGCAACCGTGCCGGAGCGGGCGGAGCACTTGGCACCGGAACAACCAAATATACAGGCGGCACAGGGGCAAACTCGACGACGGTAACAGGGGGCGGTGGTGGATCTTCTGCGGGTACTGGTTCGAATGGTACTGCGGCCAATAATCAGACTGGAGCGGTTGCTCCTGCCGGTGGTGGCAATGGCGGAAATGGCGGAGCTAATGCTTCAAACGCTGCGGCGGGCGCTCAGACTCAACCAGGTGGCGGAGGCGGAGGTGCCGGAGGCCGTGCGGCTGGAAGCAATAACCGGCAGGGTGGCGTAGGTGTTTCTGGGAAAGTAACTATTACCTATCCCGATCTTGTCGCAGGTAATAATTCGACCCATGCACATGCGGCCAACAATGCCACAGTTACAACACCCGCCGTATTACTGGGTGACAATGCCACTCACTCGCATATAAGTGCAAATGCCACCCTAGATCGGCGCTTTGGATTGGTGGTGCTTTCGCTCTCGTCGAACATTGCTGATAATGCAGCAACCGCCACCACTGCACAACTTAATCCTCCTACCGGGAAAAATAACGCCACGCAATTTACTGCGGGCAAGATTTCAGACGACACAAACCCGATTATAGCGATTGACATTGGCAACGATTTCTATACCGAGCTTGAATATTCCGTTCAAGTATCGAACTCGGTTTCAAACGGGACAATCCTTCAGTTCAGAATCACCTCGAATGGAACCGTCCTTGATAGCTATACGCTCACGCCTCAATGGACCGTAGGGACTGCCGAAGCGCAAGTTGCAGGGAATAGTTCGACACACGCCCACAGTGCAGCGGTTGATACATTCCTGCAGAATCATATCCTGGCTTGTATTGGAGCCACTTCAAGCCAAGTATCAAGTGTAGCAACTTTCGCTCAGAATCATATTCTAGCTATCCAGGGAAGCACCCACGGGCATCAGGCCGCCGTTGAAATCTTTGCAACTCAGCATATTCTAGGAATACAGAATTGCAACCATTCGGACGTTGCTGCGGTTGAGACTTTCACCCAGAATCACCTCTACTCTGCTATCGGGGCAACCCATAGCCACGTTGTCGGTGCTGGAAGTTTCACCCAAAATCATATCATCCAACCGGCCAGTTGCCTGCACTCTGAGACGGCTCAGGCTTCGACCTTTTCCCAGAATCATATTCTAGTTAGTCAGAACTGCTTAGAAGGCCATACCAGCGGGCAAGCTACCTTTAGCTTGTCGCTTTTTATCTCTGGCGCTAATTGCACTCATTCTCATAGCAGCGCAGTTGAAACCTTCACTCAGGTTCATTTGCTGGCAATTCAGAACTGCACCGAAGGTCATACGGCTGGACAGGTCGATCTAAGTTTGGCGGCCTTCATTTCTGCCAATAGTGCCAGCCATTCTCATACGAGTCAGAACGTCACGCTGCCTCAAGTCCATCTTTTTGGAATTCAGAATTGCGCTGAAGGCCATACCAGTGCGGTTGAGACGTTTAATCAAGATCACAAAATTACAATCCAGAATTGTAGTGAAGGGCATTCAACAACCGCCGTAACATTCGCCCAGAATTATAATCTACAAATCAATTCCTGCATTCATGGCGACCAGGCCGCTACGGTCACGTTCACTCAAAAGCATATCTTGAATTCGGGGAATTCAGTTCACGCCGTCGTAGATGTTGGCGCGGGCTTTATGACCCCTGGCACTGTTTCCCCGAATAGTTCTATTTTGTCGCACAGCACTACCGCTGAAACCTTTACCCAAAATCATATTACCGTAGCGGCTTCAGCTATTCATGGGCATACCGTTTCAGTTGCTACGCTGGCACAAGTGCATTTATTTACCCCCGCGTCATGTAATCACCTGGAAAGTTCCGGGCAAGTCGGCTTAGGTCAGATTCATATCTTTACTCCGGCTGGTGCAAATCATTCTCTGGTGAGCGATCAGACATGGACAAGCCAGGGTGCTTGGAATAGTCCAGCTTCTAGGATTTTACATGTGCAATCGCGCGATAAAACTTTTGGAACGCTTCCCGCTGGAAGAGTGTTCCACGTGCAACAACGAGACAGTTTGAAGGAGGCCGCATAGATGGAAATGGAAGACGATGTACTCGAACTTGATCCTCCCCCGATCAAGAATCACGTTTTAGAAATCCACGACAGTATCATTTCAACCGATGAAATATTCAGGAAGATTGATGATTCTCTAAGTCCAAACCAGGAGGATAAATCCAATGGGTAAGATCGTAGCAGATGCAGTATTAGACGGGGCGCTTAACGTGCTTAAGACCACGGCAAACCTGATGACCGCCTGTTCGAACCAACCGGCCAACCGTGCGGATGCTGTAACCAACATGATGCTAGGTAACGTCGCCATGAACTCGGCGGATTATACGATTGCCGATGGGACCACCAACGGACGCAAGGTGACGATGGCGCAAAAGTCAAACGTCACGGTAGCGGCTAACGGCACCGCCAATCATGTGGCGCTTGTTGACGGTTCAAATTTGCTCTACGTCACCACGGCCACGGCGCAGGCTCTTACTTCTGGCAATACGATGACCTTTAATGCCTGGGCGATTGAAATAGCGGATCCGACCTAAGAGGTGAAGTATGCCCACTTTGACTGACTCCAAAGGGGAGTATTTCGCAAAGCAGGCCAACGAGGTACTGGACTTCTCGATCGATTGGTCTGCTCGGCTCGGTAACGACACTGTTGCCTCCTCCAATTGGGTGACGCCTGCGGGGATTACCAAAGGCTCGAATAGCTTTGGGAATTCCACAACAACGGTGTGGCTCTCTGGAGGGACGGCTGGAACTGACTACGATTGTGTCAATACGATCACAACCGCTGGAGCACTGACCTTAATTCAAACATTGAGGATTAAGGTTATTCCTCCGGCTTCAGTCAGTACCGGGGCATTGATTTCCTTGGATGTCTTTAAGCGGCTTTCTGGATTATCCGATACCGTGCCGGATGCCGACCCGATGAATGATTTATATAAATTCCTTATTGAATCGGCTTCCTCGGAAATTAAAGGCTATTGTGGTCGGAATTTCATAGCTGGGGATTATACCGATCAGATTTGGACCGATCAACCGCTAGATGGCATTGCTCTCAGAGAGTTTCCTATCGCTTATGTGCAATCGGTCCATGATTCGCTAACGAATGGCATTCTACTCAATAACCCGGCAACCAGCGCAGTCGGGGCAAGGGCGTGGGTCGCACCAGATCGGAAGCTATATCTTCAAACTATTGGGGGTGCTTCGAATGGGATTCTCACGATTGACCTTACCGCAGCGGCAACGGACACCATAGGAGAATTGGTTTCAGCCATCAATGGGATTGGCTCTGGCTGGTCTGCAGGACTGGCAACCGGGGTACAAAGTTATGATCTTTGTGAATACTTGATCGAATCGGTTGGCGTGCCGGTTACGGCTACCGGGCTTTATTTGAAGAAGCTCGGTGAGCCACTAGGAATCAATGCCTTTTGTGCTCACCAAAGTGGGCTTTTATATCTCGATGTCCCAGCCAATAGTGATCAGCCTTCTCTGTGGGTTCGCTATCATGCTGGATATACGACGATTCCAGAGGAACTTCAGTTGTTGACGGCGCGGTATGCGCTCGCCATGCAAGGGGAATTGGGGCGTGATCCAAGTTTGGATAGTGAACGGATTGGAGATTATAGCTATACCCGGAGCGGTTCGGGTAGTCGCTCGCCACTATTGGTTTTGGAAAGTCAGTTAAAACAATGGAAGACAAAGGCAGTCTAAACTTCGGGGCCGATGGATGACATGGCATATATCACAAGGTTGTTCACCCAAATCGTTACCGTGGAATCTTTCACGGGCAGCGATGGCTACGGGGCTCCGATATTTGGGCCGCCAGTCGCATATCGGGGGCGGGTGGTAGCGCAGACAAGGAGCCTCACCACAGATAAAGGCTTAGAAATTGTGAGCGCTACAACGGTTTACATGGACGCTAAGTCAGTCATTTTGGTCAAAGATAGGATCACACTTCCAGAAGGTTTCGACCCACGGCAGCCGCCAATCTTGAAAGTGCATCGGGTAGAGGGCTCTCGGGGAATTCACCACACGGTAGTTTACTGTTGAGGCGCATAGATGCCCATTTATATTGATGACAAAGAAGTGAAAGCATTAATGGATGAATTGCGGGCTGTGCCAATATCAATCGGAACAGGCGCACGGGATACGATGAATCAATTTGCTGAAGATGTCATGGCAGAATCTAAGACGCTGGTTCCTTATGATCCACTCCCCAAACTTCAAAGAAAATATCCAAATGCGTTCAAAGAAGGCTATACCAAACACCTGAAAGATTCCGCTTTCATTAGATACGCCAAATCAGTCACATATCCGACTACTTATTATGGATATGGAGCGCCGCACGCATGGTTAGTTGAAAATGATATTGCTGGACGACATAGGGCTGAAAAATACTCTACGTTTGGAACTGGTGCGAAGTATTTGGCAAGACCGACGAAAAAGAGAGAACTACAACTTGAAGCGAAACTCCAACAAGTTCTAGAGGAGGTTTGTAAACGTGCCTCTTCTTGATGCGGTAGCAACTTATTTAGCCGGTGCTGGAATCGGGTTGACTGTGGGAACTAATCTTTTTAAGGCCACGTTGCCAGACTCGCCCGATGTTGCCGTGGCTATCTTCGAGTGGGGCGGCCAAGCGAATGAGAAAACCTTTGCCCCTCTTCCTGGCATGGCAATCCTTGAAAGGCCAGTCTTTCAAGTGCTGGTACGAGGGGCAAGGGAAAATGTAACGAGCGGGGCTTATTCGACGGCGCGGGCAATGGCGGAATCAATTTACCGGAAGTTAGACGGTTATGTTGGGACTTTAAGCGGTGTCGCTTATAAGTCAATCGTCTGTGAAAGCAACCCGTACTACATCCAGACGGATGACAACGCCAGACCGCATATTGGAATGGATTTTCAAGCAGTGAAGGAACTTGGTTAAAGGGAGAAAGAAATGGCCACTTTAGTTTTTACAGATGCAAAGGTTTTCATAGCGCAGTATGACGTTAGCGGCGACTTAAATCAGATCCAACTGAATATCGGTGCCGAGATGGTTGAAAATACCACATTCGGCGCAGCAGCTCGGACGAAGAAGCCTGGACTATACACGGTGGACTATGCTTTGCAAGGCTATGCCAATTTCGGGGCTGGACTTTCAGAAGAGGGTTTATATGGAAAAGTTGGCTCAACGGATATTCCTCACACGATGGTTCCCGATGTCATTGCTGTTGGCGGGCCTTGCTATTTCTTTAAAGGCGCTCAGGCTGAATATTCTCCATCTGGTGGTGTTGGCGAAATGATTAAATTCAACGTAAACGGGGGAGTGAGTGGAGGGGCTTGTATCAAAGGCAAGATCCTTGAAACTGGAGCTACCCAGCGGAACGCGAGCGGCAACACGGCTGAAGTCTTGATTGGTGCTTGTACGATTCCGCAAAAACTCTATGCCATTGTGCATGTGCTGACCAAGACTGGAACTAACCCGACGCTGGATCTTATTATACAAAGTGACACGACCGGATTCCCTTCTCCGGCAAATCAAATCACTTTCTCTCAATTTAACAACGCAACAGGTCTGGGTGCGGCCTATGCAACACCAGTTTCGGCAAATATTACAGACACTTATTACAGAGTAAATTACACCATTGGTGGCACGGGTAGTCCTGGTTTCAAATTTGTGGCAGCGGTAGGAATACTTTAATCCATAGGAGGATTTGAAATGGCAACTCTAGTTTGGACAAATGGCAGCATCGTGGTCAATTCAGTGGATCTCACCAACCACTGCCGTGGCATCACGCTCAACTATGCTTCGGAGATGGTGGAAGATACCGTCTTTGGAGCAAGTGCCAGGACCAAGAAACCTGGCTATAAGTCCTGGTCCGTAACAGCAATCTTGGAACAGGATTTCGGGGCGAATTCGGTTGATGCGACTCTATTCCCATTGGTCGGCAACGCAACAGCCTTCAACGTCGCAGTCAAGCCGGATGCTGGGGCGCAATCACCGACCAATCCAACCTATTTCGGAAACTGTGTGCTTGAAAGCTATCAGCCGATGCAAGGCGGCGTGGGAGAACTGATGGTTACAAACGTAACCTTCCAGTCGGCGGGCGCTTTAACTCGTAATGCAGTCTAATTTTAACGGAGGCTTTTTATGGATACCCCGATATCCGCCGTTGCTATTGTTGACGGCGTGCCTTGTCTTGAGCTAACCGCTCAGGAACTGATCTACCCGGTGGAATTGGAAGGCGTAGACCCGGTCGCCTTCCACTTTCGCCCCTATGCTGCACCGGATTTCAAAAGCCTAGCGGCAGCATTAACCAGTCGCATGAAACGTACTGGCGGGGCTTCAATGAGCGTCAGCCCTGGAAATCGTGAAGCGTGCAAGAACTTCTTTGACCGCTATTTTATTCGCATCAGTGGTGGAGAAGATGCCACGGTGGAAGAACAAAAACAATGGCTTGAAGTCTATGACTTTATCAAGACGGATTTTGTCATTAATGGGATGACTTTGGAACCAGTCCAGCCGGAAGAAGAAGGGCAACATACTTTGAAGTTTGCTTTCAATGGGTCACTGGCCAAAGCCGTCACTTTGAAACAAAAGCTATTGCCAGAGGCGGGAGCTGGCCCGGTAACGATTTCTTTAACGCATCAGTTTCAACCAATCTTGGCAGCCCATTATGCCAAATACGAACGGGTGAGCCAGGATTTAGAAGTGAATACTCGGAAGAACGAGTGGAAAACCGTCGAGGATTATGACGCCAAAGAACGCCTTTATGATGAATTGATCGAATCGGTGAAAGGTGCGGTATATAAAGCGAAGCCTTGCCAGTCCGATAACCGGGGCGATTGGCTAAGACTAATCCCATTTCGTCAAAAGACAGTTGCACTCGATGAAGTATTCAGGAGGGTAAGAATAAAAAACGCATAATCGCGGCGGACCTCCCCGAACTCCTCCGCGCTGCCTTCCAACCTACTGGGGAATTATGTTCGAGGGAGCCCGACTTTGTTGAACTCTACGCACACCTTGGCGACGGCCCGAAGCAAGAAACAATCCGGTTGGGAAATCCTTCCGTCAAGCACTGCCAGCTACTCATTAAAAATCCTCGGGGCTGCAATGGTTGTCCTATTAATCCTTATGATAAGCCGGGAGGAAGAGGATTGAGAATGCTTGCGGAGGATCCTATGCCAGTCGATGAAGCACTTTTAATGGAAAGACAATTCTCAATGGGACTCATACCAGCTACGGAATTACAACCGAATACCGCTGAGATTATTCGTATCACCCAAGATGAGATACGGCGCTTAGAGCGCTATGAGCAAGCCAAGATGATAGGCCGGGAAGTGGCGGAAATCCTTTCGAAGATGTTTGGTAAGCAATGAAAAAGAAACGACCAAGCCTGAAACGGTTGGAATCGGAAATCAAGAAGCTGGAGAAATTGGCAAAGCAAGCCAAATCGAAGAAGTAATATGGCACAGCTCACATTTAAAGTCGGCGCGAATACAATAGAAGCGGTTACTTCTCTTGATAAGCTCATAGCTAAAGTGCAGGGAATGACTTCAGAAATCAAGGCTGGAGGGGATTCTTTCACGCGCATGGATAGCAACGCGGAAAAACTTGCACAACGGCTAGGCGTTGATATGACGAAATCTTTGGAGAAAACTGTCGTTGCTTATCAATCTCTTTACGATTACCTCGTCAAAGTCGGTGCGCCGATGGCAGATCAACAGCGGGCTCTTGAAGGATTGGATGCCGCTCAACGGAAGTTTGCCCAAGCTGCTGGGCCAAGTTTCTGGCAAGAACACAAGACTGCAATCGTGGGGGCAGCGACCGCTATTGTAGGCTTCGGCGTGATGGCAGTGAAAGCCTTTGAAGAGTCAGAGAAAGCTGGGGCGCAGTTGGATGCCGTCTTGAAATCCACGGGCATGGCGGCGGGCGTGACCAAGGAACAGGCTGAGAATCTGGCGCTTTCCTTGATGAAGCTAACCGGCATTGATGACGAAGCAATCCTGGGTGCGGAAACCATCCTCCTGCAATTTACCAAGATCGGGAAAGATGTCTTTCCAGAAGCGACGAAAGCCGTCTTGGATTTGTCTGTTCGTTTAGGAAAAGATTTACCGTCTGCGGCTATGCTAGTCGGCAAAGCATTAGGCGATCCAGTAAACGGCATGACGGCGCTTCAGAAAGCCACAGGCAAGTTTACTGATACTGAAGTGGATGCTATTAAGGCAATGGTAGAGCATGGCCGCGTGGCCGAAGCGCAGACGGTAATATTAACAAAACTGCAAGAAAAGTTTGGCGGTGCTGCGGAAGCTGCCGGAAAGACTTTTGCCGGGGCAATGGGCATTGCTCGGGGGGAAGCCAATAATTTCATGGAAGCAGTTGGGGGTCAGATCGTGCCGGTGCTTACTGACTTAATGCAGACTTTCCCAGATTTGGCGACTGTCGTTGTCGGAACCGGTTCCGCATTTGGCAAGCTGAATATTTCCGCCGGAGAATTATTGATTGCTATTCCATTGATGAAGACGGCATTTGAGGGATTAGGCGCTGGCATTCTAGCTGCATCTGCATCGCTAGGATTAATAACGGTTGGAATTGGTGCATTGGTTGGGATTGGATGGGCGGCGGTTGGTGCTTGGAAAGCACAAACGGAGCAGATGAATTCGATGGGGCAAGCGGCACAAACTGCTCAAAAGGCAACCGAAGCACTAGAAGCCAGGGCGAAGCTTTATGGAATCACCATTGATAGAGGAACGATGAGCCAGGAGCAATATAATGCGGCTCTCTTTGCCGCTCTTGGGCCGATTGACCATATTAGCACCTCGACCGATAAGGCCACCGAATCTAATAAGTTTCATGTGCTAAGTATTGCGGAAAAAATTGCAGCCCTGCAAAAAGAGGCGGATGCGATTAACGGGGTTCTGGGACAGGAAAAGAATTGGCAGACAATCATGGAGAAGATTGCAGGATTGAGAAAACAGGCTGCGGAGGATATTAAAAGACAATCGGATGAAACAAAAAGAGCGGCTGAAGAGATGAAGCAGTTATCTATGGCAGCCGGTTCTCACGTTGTGGAACTTCAGCAACAGATAGACAAGACAGAAAAATATATTGCCGTTTTAGAAAAGAATGGCTCGAGTGCTGAAGAATTGCGGCAAGTTGAAGCCAAGCGGAAGGATTTATTGCATCAGTTAGCGATTCAAACCGATGTAAATTTAGCGGCTTATGATCGTCTTATCAAGGCAGAAAAGGATCTTGATAAAGCAATGATTAGCACTGACGACACTTTGCACGAAACCTGGGTTCGGGCTAAGAATGCTACGGAAGCCTTGAATGCAATGGTTAACCCACTGGCTGCCTTGGGCAATACTGGAGAGAGAACTGCTCCGGCCCTTGAAAAGGTGGCTTCTAGCGCACTGACATTGAAAGGTGCTTTCAAGGAATTGCAGATGCAATCTGCTCAGGACTTACAGGGCCATGTAGATGACACCCGGAGGGCCTATGAAGCGATTGTTGCGACCTGGCAGGATGCGGATTCTAAAAATATTGTCGGGGCTCAACAGGTTTTAGAAGCTCGGAAGAAGATGCTCGTTGCTATGGCTGAAGCCTATAACGCCGGAACCTTGCAGATGTCCGATATTCAGGCGAAGGCGTTACAAAAAGAAATCGAAACGGTCACGGAAGCCTCTAATAAACTTCCTAAAATTCTGTTGGATGGTGGATCAAAGATGGGAGAAGTCTGGTCTAACCAAGTCTCAACCATTGTGACCGATTTTAGTAAAGGCATAGCTGACATGGTTTTTGCTGGTAAAGGCTTTGCCGAGACAATGGAAGGAATATTTAAAGAGTTTGGCAAAAGCATTTTAAGAATTTTGCTCGAGGGCTTATTTCAACCGCTCACGAACTGGTTAAAGAAAGTTGGCAAAGATATTGGTGACTGGTTAGGCGGGCTATTTGGTGGCGGTAAATCTGGCACGGCAGGCGGCGGTGGTGGTCTAAGCGGCTTACTCAGTGGCCTGGGCGGACTAGGAACCAGCATTATGGGCGGCATTGGCGGAGCTTTTGGCCTTGGCCCGCTGCTTGGCGGTGGTACAGCGGGGATGGTAGGAGGCGGGATTGCCGGGTTTATGGGCGGGCAAATTGCGGCGAACGTAGGAGCTTCTATGTCGGCTGGAACTGGCGCAATGGCAGGACTATCTGCACCTCTTCAGATAGGGGCGCTTAGCATACCTTTTGCTGGTCCAATCATTGCTGCAATAGGCTTGGCAATTGGCCCATTGATTAACAAACTGACTCAGCGCGGGCGTGAGAAGAAGATTGCCACGGGCGGGGCAGAAGAACTTTCTTCTAATGTCTGGGATACGATTATTCCATCTATGAAAGATCAGGCCGTTGGATTCACCGAAGGTGTAAATCAAATCCAAGCCGCCTGGGATAGTTATGTCGATTTCCTTCATAAGAATTTAAAGGACCAAACGGTTATTCAGCGGTCAATTGATACCCAGCGGATTAGCTTAACGCAAGGCATGGAAGCGGCAGCCAAGATGGGGATTGAGCGGGTTATGAGCACCTTTGACGAAATCGGAAAGACTCGGACCGTGACCGATGAAATGATTGCCAACCTCCAAGACATTGCAACTGGCATGGAGAAGGCAGGAACGGCAGCACAGCAAGCTGGTTCAAAGTTTGCCGTACTCGGAGCACAGTTCCTTCAGACCGGGCAAATGACGGACGACTTCGCTGCCGCCATTACTAAAGCTGGCGGATCAGTTGATTTCTTCAATGAAGCTACGGCCAAATTGAATCAGTTGAAGGGGTTGCAAGCCGATTTCCTCGGATTAAAGCAAGCGATTGACGCGCTCTTACCAAAACAGCAAAGCTGGATAGATAAGTTTGTCGAAACCGGGGAAATCACCGACGAACTGGTTGACAAGATTGTGGCTGCTGGAGGTTCAATCGTTGACTTCAAAGCCTATTCAGATATGAAACAGGTGAAGAATAATTTCGAATCGTTACTTGCTACCTTCAATCAGACTGGAGAAGTCTCAGCCGAGCTCCTCTCTTACATCATGCAATACGGGGATCCGGCGACGGTAGCAGCCTTTGAAAAGCTAATGAAAGCCGCCGACAAAGCAGGTGTGTCAATAACAGACTTTGCCAAAGACAACAAAGACGCCGCTAAGGATATCCAGACAGTAATGAATTCAACGGCAGCCGGGATAGATGCCGCCTTTGAGAAATCAGCTTCCAAGCTATCCGACACTCTAGGCAAGATGGCTGAGGACTTGGGTAAATCAATTCAAGCACTCCAGGATGCCTTAGTCACAATGATCAAAGATTTGATTGATGTGATTCTTGAAATTCCCGGCGCAGCGGAGAAGGCAACGAACGACTTCAATAAATTTATGGGATTGCTAGAACCGCCGAAGTTAGATCCAATCACAATCTCTTTTGTAATAGACCAGGATCGGTTAGACCTTCAAGCTCAGGATGCTGCACTTCGAGCACGTCAAGTAATGAATCATGAATTCGGGCAATACTCGGGAACGCCAAGCCAGAACATACCGACGGAATCAAACCCGACTCGCGGGGCTGGGACGGGAACAACGACGACCTATCTACCACGGATGGCAGAAGGCGGAATTGTCACACGACCAACGGCGGTAGTGGCTGGAGATTCAGGACCGGAAGCTATTATCCCGCTTAATCAAGCGGGCGGGCTTGGTGGGAATATCTATATCACCGTCGAGAAAGTAGAAACCGCTGACCCGGATAAATTCATCGATCAACTCGTCAACATGGCACAAACCAACCGTAGCGGCACGCGCAAACGCTTAAAGAGAGTTCTAGGCTAACATGGGGAATCTTGCTTATTTAGTTGATACCGACAACGCTATCAAAGCCGCAACCATAACGGCTTCGACCATTGACAATAATTACCCGGTAGCCAATCTCAAAGTTCTGCCAATCTCGAAGCCTTTCCGTTTCACTGGAAAAACGAGTGAGAATCTTCAGATTGATTTAGGTTCCGCCCAAGCAATTGATTGCATTGCGCTCCTCAATACCAACATGGTTGGCGGGGCGACGATCACCGTGAACGCCGGGAACTCTGCCAACCCGAACGGAACAACTTATACAACCACGATCACCTTCCGGCAATACGACAGCTTCAAGTTACTTCCAGCCGCGCAGACGTATCGCTATTGGAAAATCATTCTAGCGAATTCCGCCTGCCCTGATTCCTTTCTGCAGATCGGTTATCTGATGATGGGCGATTCAACGACGCTTGGGTTTAACTATGCGCCAGATTGGACCTTTACCGACGAACATTCAAACCTTGAGCACGAAACTGAATTGGGAACGTGGCATGTAATTGAACTCTATAACCGGGTTCGATTGCATCTTCCCTTTCGGGCTCTGCTTCAAGCGGACATGGATATATTGCGGGCTTTGCAACGCAGCTTAAAGCGTAGTCTCGTTCCAGTCTTCATCATTCCAGACAGTGCGGGAACGGAGGCTTTCTTTTGTCGGTCGGTGGCCAATTTCGAGCAACAAATTGAATTTTACCGGAACGTGGATATGGAATTCTTACAGGAAGCAAGAGGCAATTCAATAGCAACTTAAATGGCCGATTTCCCAATAACTATTAACAATTCGACTCACGGTCATGCGGCACAAAGCGGCCTGATTGATCGGCGGTTGGGACTCTTCGCCCTTGGACCGACAACGAACATTGCCACAGGCGGCAATACAGCAACCACGTTTCAGCTCACGCCGCCTTCGGGCAAGACAACGGCTGATTTTCAAACCGGAAAGATTTCGGATGATACCAATCCCGTTCCTTCACTGGACCTCGCTTCGGGGAAATATACTGAACTGGAATTTTCGGTTCAGGCAAGCAATTCTGTTTCGAATAATCAAATCTTTCAATTCCGCATTTCTTCCGGTGGGACGGCGCTGGATTCTTACAGTGTCACGCCACAATGGACGATTGGCGCTCTGACCGCTTCCTTATCGCCAAACAATGCCAATCATGGCCATACGGCGCAAGCGGAAACGTTGTCACAAAAGCATGTTTTAACCGTTCAGAATTGCCGCAGTCTCCATTCTTCCAGCCTCACGAGTTTTGGTTCCGTCGGCAGCACGCATCGGTTCTGGGATGCCTCGGTTGGAGCGACGGAATATTATCTCTATTATGGGACGGCAAGCGGCGTTTATAACGGTGTTGGCGCCACGGAAGGTGATTCCCCAATCCATGTTGGGAATGTTACGAATTTCACGATTAACAATCTTCCGCTCGGCGTCACCTATTATTTCGTTGTTTCGGCAATCAATGCTTCTGGCGAAAGCGCCTATTCCAACCAGACGGCGGAAACCATCGGCCAGGCAATCACGGTTGCCAATGCGACCGATTCTCAAACAGCCGCTCAAGATACGCTTTCAACTTCCGGGATTAGCTTTCTTTCCGCCAACAATTGCCTGCATAGCCACGCAGCCGCGCAAGCGGTTGTCTTCAGCACAGGCTCTTTTCTCCCGAATGATTCTCGGTCGCTGCATTCGGTTCAATCTACTTCGTTTGCTCAAAAGCATATTCTAGGAATCCAGAATGCTGGGCATATCCATATTTCAGGGAACTTGAATCTCGGTGCTCTGGTTCTGGAATGGCCTAGCGGCTATGTCACCCTGGTAGAAATCGACTTCACCACCGGGACAAGGTATTACTCCTATCAAGGCGTGTCGGCTCCGGGTAATTGGTATAAAGATCAACTTGTGGAAATAGGCTCCATCAATCGGGAGGTTCCGGCATTGCCGGGAGAATATCGCATTGCCGAAACCGACATCACGCTCAGTAATCTGGATCAAGAATTCTCGATTCTTAAAGCGGTTTATCCATTCAGAAATCGAATCGTGAGAATCAAATTCGGCGACCTTACGGGCGGGCTATCCGGGTTGACTACGATTTACACCGGAGCAATATCCGACTGGCGGTTTGAAGGTGGCATGGTGCATTTAACAGTGAGGGATATTAGCTACGATCCGCTGCGAACCAGTCTTGGCGGTTTTGCCAATCAACTCAATTTTAGCGATTGCCCCTCTAGCGACCGCGCCCGATTCATGCCGATTCTCTATGGGGAAGTGTCTTCTGTGGGTCGCTCTGGGACCGGGGCCGCGCCTTGTATTCTGACTTCAGAGCATACACCGTTCCGTTATCTTGTCGCCCGCCACGTTTGCAAATCCATCGACAATGTCTATCTCTATGGGCAATTGCTCGACCCTTCCAGCTATACGGTGAGCACCAGTTCGGTCGGTGGCGTGACGATGCAGTTTATCGAGTTTGTGGAAGATCAACGAGACAGCTTCCGACTCAACGAACCGGAAATTACTGCCGACGTTAAGGGGATTACGGACAACGGACTAGCCACCGGAACGCTTCTCGAAAATCCTGCCGATCAATTGAAGCATTACCTGGTGAATTATGCCGGCATTGACATCAATAAAATGGATTCTTCCTTTGCCACGACTGCTAATTATATGACGCTGAAAGCCTATAAAGGGGCCGTGGCGGTGTTGGATGATGATCCACACTCCAACGTGATTGAGCGGTTCATGGAAAGTTTTGGCATGAGTTTCTATTGTAACCGGACGGGCGGCTATGGACTTTTCATTTTCGACTTGAATTCTTTAAGCGATCTTTCCGCCCTGGATCTATACAGCGACAACCTGGACATCTTGAAAGACAGTTTCGAAGTCAGAGCGCAGCAGGAAGTCTGTTCCCGGATGCAATTTAATTATGTCTATAACTGGCCAGGGGATTACTTCGAACAACAGCCCGATCAGATTGACTCTGCGGAAGTGACCAATCTTGGCCAGGATATTCGGGAGAACACAAACCTTTACTATTGCCGGGATGATGGGACCGCTTTAGCCGTAGTGAATGACCGGATGAGCCTGATGCGGGAATCTTCCCAGCTTGCCAGTTTCGATCTGCCGATTTCCCGGTTCAACCTGGACCTTAACTCACTCGTAAAGGTGACGCATGGTCAAGGCATTGCCGCGAGTGGTTCAGGTTATCAAGGCGTAGCATTCCGCATTCTCCAGCTTGGCATTAATGTTCAACCAACCGGGATGAAGGTGTCGGCTTCAGGGATTAGGCCGATTCTGGTTGGGGATGTTTGGGCAAGCTATATCAAGCTGGGCGATGAAACCCAAATTGCTTCGTCGTGGAATAACGCCACGGCAAGCGACAAGAAGTATGGCTATCTGGGTGATGAGAATAATTCGACAGGTTCTCCAAAGGGAACGCTGGGAGTAAACGATCCAATCAAATTACTTTACTGAGGTTCAGCAATGGCCTGGTCAAACATAACGACGAAAAGCAAGGATGCCGCATTTGGGATGCAGAGTTATAACATTATTTCCGATGATCTTAACTATTTGAAAACTCAAAGCGAGGTGTTGGTAGCGGCTGGCGCTGGAGCTATTAAGCCGGACGTCGTGCCGGAGCCCGCACTGGTAGTCTCAAATGCTCCGATTGAAGGTGCGAAGCTGACGGCTCGCGCTGCCGTTGGCGGCGGGCTTACCTGGGAGCAGTTGATTGATGATGAATTCTTCTGGGCTTCGAGATAGGGGGAAATGATGGCAGCAATTACGGAAGTTCCGCCGGTAACTTTAAGCACTGGACTGACGACCTTTTACACCGTCCCAACTGGAAAACAATGCCTCACGATATGGCTTGTACTCTGCAATAACGGGGCAAACGCTTGCAATGTGACGATCCACTTTGTCCCATCGGGAGGATCGAACAACAGCTCAACGATTCTTTGGGCTGATTCGATTTCTTCAAAGCGCACGATTCCCCTGGATTTTACGATTGCGCGTGGGGCCAATTCAACCTTACAGGCCAGTGCGTCGAACAACTCTGCCGTAGCAATGTGCATTACGACTTTGGAGAAATAACTTATGAGTCGGATATCCAGCCTTGGAACCGTTAAAAGTGTTCAAAGCGGCGTGATTGTCATAAGCAATAATTCAAGTACCGGGGCCAAATCGAATACGGCTACAATCTCGTCGATTGATCTGAATAAATACGCGTTGCTCAATCTCGGATGTTATTCCGATTTCACTCTTGTGAGTGGCGGTGCCGCCGGGGCAATCCTTAGCATGAGTAATTCTACAACGGTGACAGCCACATATCGTTCAGTGACAACCAGTGCGGAGAATATGACCGTAGGCTATGAGGTGCTGGAGTATTTATGAGAACTTTTGTCAGGCTCAATCAAAACAATCTCGTTGTCGCCCAAATGCAGTCGAACGACTTGCCAGGGTCTACGGGCCAGCTCCCAGCCGATTGCCTTGAAGTGACGGGTCGAAACGATGGTCCGTGGCTTGGAAAAATATGGAACCCCGGCTCGCAGACTTTTACCGATCCGCCCATCACAAAGGAAATGCTTAAAGGCATTGCCGATTCTAAATTCCAAAATTGGTTTATGGCTCGGGAAACTCTAGCCGGTGCGACGGCGCATAATGAAGCTGCCGGAGTAATTACGGCATTGACGAATCAAGAAGCAACGTCTTGGAACAATTATAAATCAGCGTTGCAAGCATGGATCCAGGCACCTTGATGGACAAGTCTAGTGAAGAGATTCTTGGAAAAATATTTCTTGCACTTGGCGGTATTGCAGCGGGCTTTTTTGCAGCATTTAGACGACTTGGTAGAACAGTTCCAACAAACGGAAGAGGGTTGGCCATGCTGTCAATTGAAGCGGATGTGGGTAGGGTGCTCAAGCAAATGAGGAAGGATATGGATTTCACTTTTCAGGAAAACCAAGAGGAATTTTCTAAGATTTATCGGCGGATCCGCCATCAAGACGAAGAAATAGAAAAAATTAAAATCCGCTTGGATAATTTGGAACAACACTAATGCCAGAATGGTTGGATTCATGGCGCGATGTTTTGCAATTAATTGCGATCTTTCAGGCAGCGTTCGTAATTGGGATTTCGCTTTTCATAATCCATGTTTATTTTCATAGCACTGATGCGACCCGTTATGGAAAGTCAATTCATGTGGTAATGGTCGCCATTTCATACATTCTTTTGACTCTACTCACATTGCGTGGCGTCATTGTTGGAGTTTATTCTCCTCCATTCAGGGAATGGTTTATCGCTTGGCCCTCCCTTGTCACTGCTTTCGGACTTGGCGACTATGCACTGCTTCAAATGGTTGGCCATTTACGCGGATATCGACAAAACCATGAGCACACCGATTGAAGAGTTAAACGAAAGTTACAATTTGATTATGGGCGCTTTGACAGTTTGGAGAGAAGCCCGGGGTGAACCGATTGATGGCAAGAGGGCAATTTGGGCGGTTATAAAAAACCGCGTTAAAGCAGGCTGGGGAGCCACAGTGTTACAAGTCGTTACGGCTCGTTACCAGTTCAGTTGCTTCAATAGAGATGATCCGAATGTGACAAAGTATCCGGATCCGAAAGATCCCGCGTGGCTGGAATGCCTGGAAGCCGTTACTACTAACGGCCCAGATATTACTAGCGGGGCCAAATGGTATTTTAACCCTGCGATAGCTCATCCGACCTGGGCCGACCGCATGATTCGAACGCTTTCAATTGGAAACCATGATTTCTTTAGAGAACCATAACCATAAGGGGGTGCAACATGGGTGCATGGATCATATCAAGACCAAGCGGATGGTGGCCGTGGGGAACTTCGCACTGGACTTTTTCACCGATGCTTTCTGGCGACGAAAACCCCAATAAGCCGCCGCCTTCAATCGCTGAGAAAGCCGTGGCGGGTCCAACTTATCAATGCCCGCGCGATGGCAAATCTTACCGGACTTTTATAGTCCCGTCACCAGACGGAAAGACTCAACAACAGATCGTCGATTTCAGTTCGCCGGTCAAATAGGAGGCTCTATGCCTTTAATCAACCTGGTGGTCGTATTGATTGTCGTCGGAGTTCTGATGTGGTTGGTGAATACTTACATCCCAATGGACGGGAAGATCAAACAGATTTTAAACGTGGTTGTAATAATTGCCGTCGTGATTTGGCTCCTGGGAATTTTCTTAGGAGGGCTTGGCGGTTTGTCCACGATCCGCGTGGGTAGGTGAGGCCGTTATGCCAGATCTAAAACGCAGTTTCTTTATTCCATTCGGCCAATTGAGTCTTGCCAAACTCTCCGTTATCGTGGCTGGGGTGATCGTCTTTTGGACCGCTCTAGGCGAGATCATTCCAGCCAGGTATTATCACACGGTCACGGTAATACTCGCCGCAATCCAGTCGGCGCTGGTGTTTACGATTCGCAGCACCAGCCAACAAATTGGGACTCGGGCTGAAGACCCGCCCAAACCATAGGAGGTACTATGGAGAAAAAGAAAACCTTATTAATAGCAATTGTGTTTTCGCTGATTACTTCTCAACTCGCCTGCAAAGATTCGCAGATCCAGAAGGCGGCCAAAGCGACTGACGATATGGCGGTCACGATTTCATTGGCGATAGATGCCAAGCGTGCGCTGGCGCTAACCATGCCGCCTCTTATTAGCCCGGAGGAAGAGGTTACTGTAACTCTTGCATTGCAAAAGGTAAATGCCGCCGTGGGCGCTTTCCGCATTCAAGCGATGGGTATATCTAAGCTCGATCCGAATTCTAAAGCCAAGTTGCTGCCATTGTTCCAGGGGATTTCGGAATCTATTACTGATTTGAATAACCAGGGGCTTCTAGGTATTAAGAATCCTGAAGCCAAAAACAAGCTGACTTTGATTCTGGGCGGGTTGGCGGCTTCGCTGGCTATTGTCCAGTCGGTTTTAATGGGAGGTGCGTAACGTGGCCATTCTTATTGCATTACTTCCACAACTGATGCAGTTTACGCCTGTATTGATAGCGGCGATTCAACATATCAAGGGTCAATCTGGAATGACTACGAATGAAATTTTTGAATCAGCGGGCCTGGTACTGGATGAGAATCAGAAGAGGCTAGTCGAAGATTTGAAACGGCTCGGGGTGGTTTAAGAGAAATCTTGCATAAAAGTTGTTTCTTCACCGATTAATGATTTGAGTTTAGTATTCAGCCGCTCACGCTCCGCTTCGAGTTCAGCAATGCGGTGTTGCTGATTTGTAATCAATTGGTTTACTCCATCAGCTATATGTAAGCTACCTTTTCTTCATTCTGGCGGCGAGAAAGTCCTTCATTGCGTCATAGTCGGGCTGTTCCACGTTCGTATTGAATCCGATCCATCGCATGAACGCCCTTGCCAGCCGCTTCTCGCCTTCCGGAATGCCAGCAGTGTAGCCACTCTTCCAAATTCGTTCTTCTGGATAACCAGCATAAGGATTCTTCGCCTTCATTAAGAGCCTCAATCGTAGCTGTCTTCGTCTGATGCTTGTCAATGAACTGCTTCAAGGCTTCGGTCATGGTGCTGCTTTAAACGGCAGTGTTTAATAGGCACTTCAGCTTGGTGTTTTCCGCTTCCAGTTCGGCGATGCGCTGCTTGGCTCGATCAAATCCACATTCCACAATGGTTTTATTTGCTTCATCCCTATCTTTGGTAAGCCGCCCAATCTCCGCATCCTTCTCAGCCAGCAGCGGGTCAACGTCGATCGCATAGGCTATTGCAATAAATTTTCCAATATCAAAATCAAGCATTCCCATGCGTTCTTGCCAGACTTTACAGATTTCTAATAGAGACTTGTCACTCGGTTTCATTTGCGCTCCCTCTTCAGTCTGGCAGAGAGCCAGATTTGCAGAGCCAGTTTAGTTATCGGGTCATCCACATCGAGAGGCCTAATCATCTGCTGCAATGCCCTCGCCAGCCGCTTCTCGCCGTGCAAGACACCTAACTCAAAGTGCTTCTTCTGAACGGGTGACATGCTTCCAAAGTTCACCATTTACTATCCTCGCAATATTGGCCTGATAGACTCCATATTTGTGAGAGATTGAGACGTTACTCAATCCAGATTTATGAAGTGAAAGTATTTCTTTGACCTGTGTCTCTGTGAGTTTAGCGGAGCCATTTCCTTCTCCGCGCACTTTAGGATTGACTTTAGGGCAGCGGCCACGTTGAACTTTGTCATGGGCATTATCTTTATCCGTTCCTGCATACAAGTGTTGTGGGTTGACACACAGGCGATTATCACAATGATGAAGAACGTGCATACCTTCTGGGACTGATCCGTTTGCAAGCGAATATGAAACACGATGTGCCATTAAATCGTTAGCGAATCTTCCATATCCATAGCCATTTTTTCTACCTGTCCACAACCAGCAATCACCAGACTTGTCAACCCTGCTCCAGAATTTCTCGGTTTCTGTCATGGGGCTCCTTTCACACGTGCTTGCAGGCGCTTAATCTTCCTTGCCATTCGGCGCATTCCCTTTTGCTGTTGGGCAAGTGACTTCCAAGCATCAAACAAAAGTCCTTTATAAAAGTCACTGCTTTGTAACGCTTTTTCATACTGAGCTACCGTATAAAATGGAATATCTTCGGGTTTTTCTTTTTTCGCCTTCCACCACATAAATCACACTCGTTTTTTCGCTCCGTGTGCGCCGCTAGTTCCTTATAGTATCGGGAATAAGGTCACGCATTGGGCATCACCACCTTTCAAATGAATCCAGCGGGGCAGACTTGGTGTCTGCCATGAGGCTTTCCGGTGAGCTAGCATCCACCTCTCCGCTGGAACTTATTCTCCCCCGCGCTCTAGACCGTAAATTATAAATCTGAGCTATCAAGCCTTATGGCCGACCCGTTCAACAGACGGGGGAGAAACTTATTTCTGCCAACATTTCCTCAATTTCCCCGGAGGTTGGCCGGGGGTGGCAAAACGACAATCTTATCCACCTCCAGTGCGTTTGAATCCACGCTTTCAACCGTCATGGCAGGAATAGCAGTACCCGTAAAGTAGGCCCGTGCCGTATAGTAATACCTGATTGAGCCCGTTGGAAAATTCGCCGTCGTCGATACCGTTCGAGCGGAAGCAACTGCCGTCACGTTGGTAAAGGTAGCCGTGCCGCTTGGTGGTAGGGCCGTCCATTGGTAGATTCTAAAGCCGGTGATATTCGCCTGATCCGTCAATGTATAATCCCATTGAAGCGTGACTGGATCACCGGGATTCTTCTTTAAAACGGTCTGCGCTTGGAGAAAACTAGCAGTAAACAACAGAAACGCTAAAACCGGGGCAACTTTCCAGACTTTTTCGAGCATTTGATAACCCTCCTTTGGGGGATTTTCGGGGTTTTGGGTTAGGGGTTTACACTTCCTCTCACTTAGAAATCGATTCTCAGTTGATCAGATTAAGCTATTCGGCCATCCTAGAGGTCTTTCTGGATAAATTTTGCATAGATATTTCTGAAATCTGCTTTCGCTTTCTAGTCGGGTCTGATTTTGGGCCTGCAAAATCGAATTTCAATTCACCTTGTAATTTTGCTACAAGCGCTCCATTGCATCCGCGCTTATAACATTTAACCATTTCCGGTCGAAGATCATAAAACCAGTGTTGTTCAGGATTATGTTTTGGATTCGGACACTTATACATTCCAGTCCAGGCTTCATAAGTCATAAGTATAATCCTCCGTTGGGTACCAACGGGGTACCAGGTTTCTGGAGCCCGCATGAACAAAAGGAATCAGTAGGGCGAAAAAGGCGATTAGACCAGACAAAAGTATAGAATTGAAAAGGTTTAAGTACACGAACGTGGCCCTTTCACGGCGGCGACACGAGTTCAAATCTCGTACGGGACGCCACTCTTCAGGAATCAATAACCCTTTGGGTACCAACGGGGTACCGTAGCGAAATGGCGCAGTCAATGGACTTTACCTTTAATCTCTGGATTCTCAGGCTCTACTGCGAAAACCTTCTCTATCGACCTTGCCGCATCTTCCAGTTGAGTATCGCCCAAATGGGCATATCTTCTGGTCTGTCTCGGGTCGGCATGGCCAAGAAGGTCCTGCACAACGTCAAGCCCAGCTCCACGCTGGCGGATCGACGTTGCAAACGTGTGCCGAAGGTCGTGCAAGCGGAAATCTTCTATCCCGGCAACTTTGGCCGCCCGTTTAATCGCAATCGTTAAGGCATCGGGGCTGAAGAGAGAGAAGATTCTGGCTTCGTTCTTAACCCGTGGAACCGCTTTCAACGCTTCGATCACTTCGGCTGTCATAACAAACCACCGGGGCTTTCCGCTCTTTGTCTTTTTCAAGTACCCAACCTGGCTGCGGAAGTTAAGGTCCGTCCATTTCAAAGAAAACAATTCCCCACGACGCAATCCAGTATTGACTAGCAGAATGGCTGCTGCTCGTTTGACTTCCGGCAAGAAGAAAAGCAAGCGATTCCATTCCGCCGGCGTCAAGTGCCGGGTCCGTTCTTCGCCTTTCGCCGGCCAGTCTTTCTGCTCGAGGTCATTAAACGGGTTTCGGTCAATAACCTGCAGTTTGGTAGCAACTCTCAAAATATGCTTCAAGATAGTCAGTTCTTTGCGGACGGTTTCCCGGCTAACCGTCTCGAGGCGCTTGTTGGTATAGGCCAGGATCCGGGGGCGATCTATGTCTCCCATATTCCCGGCAAAGTATGGCCCAAGGTGCAAATTCAGTATGCTTTGCTCTCTCGCCATGCCTTCTTGGGTTAAGTGGGCTTTCTGTGCTGGCCAGTATTGATTCATCACGAATTCGTTCAAGTCGGACGGCGAAGGTGGTAGCGTCGAAAGAATCAGTTTACGTTCTTCCAAGACTGCGGCTCGCCGGGTTTTCCCGCCATATTTCTGGTGCTGGCGGTTTTCCCTGTCACGGTATTTAAACCACCAACCCTTCCGACCTCGTCTTTTATAGACCATGCTTCCACCCGCTTCGATTCCAAATACGAATCCAAATCCGACTGCAAAAACAAGCGCACGCCACGACTAGGGCTATAATATGCCAACGCCCGCCGCCGACACAATGAGGTAAGTTGCTCTTTTGAGATTCCGAGGAATTCAGCGGCTTGTTCTTGGGTTAGTCTTTCCATTTAGGTTTCCAGAATCTCAAAAGTGTAGAGAGTTTCGATTAGCTTCTTCTTCAGCTTAAACATCTGGTAAGCGGCACCGCTTTTCATGCCTTTGCAATCTTCGATAATCCAGCGCTGCTTCTCGCAGTCGAAGTAAAAGAAATCCGCTTCGTAAAAGGCTATGTGCCTGCCCTGGACCTCAATTGGGTAGCGTGGATGAATCTTCAAGGCGCGGATCAGATTCGCCTTCTGCATGGTTTTCAGTTCAAGGTAGCGCAAACTCTCTTTTGTCGAATCGAAGCGGATACCGTCTAAAGTTTGTGGTTTGGCGCGATACTTATGCACGTTAGTCGTCCTTTTGGCCTGGTCCAGCGCCATCCCACGGTTTATTCGGTGGCGGGAAATGCGGCAAGTCATCATCAGTAATCACAACGTCTTCGCCAGGCTCTCGTCCCACTACTTCATCAGTGACTGCCTGTTCCGTTACCCTGGCCTGGCAGTGTTCTAATTGAGTTTTCATCTGCCCGTAGGTTGGCTTGCTCTTAAACCATTCTTTCAACGTCCTACGCTCTGCCTCGGTAAACAATGGGCTTTTCAAAAGGCGGACCATTTCTTTTTCCATTTCCCCAATCGTGGCCGGCTTCTTGGGCGGAGGTGGTGGACCTGGCTTGCGCGGGGTTTCAAGATTCCCATAGTCCAGCATTTCTTCTGAAGGTGTGGGCGAAAATCCAGCCAAGACAACCACCCAGGCCAGGACATTGCGCAACGCTTTGGCACATGCCCGCGTTTGGGCCATGCTCTTGACTTGGAATATCGGCTTCCCTCTCCAGTTGGGTTCGTCGCGCATACAAAGGCTTTCAGCGGATGAAATAACAGCCCCATCCTGGCGGATTACTTCGGCCCTGGCTTCAAATCCTTCTGTTGTTCCGATATAAACGAAGTTTGAAGAAACGACGCGAACGGTGACACCGTAAAAGCGGCCCACCGTTTGCCAATCTTCAAATTCCAAATATTGCACGCCGCCGAATTTCACAGGACGCGGTTTCTGTTTGATTACTTCGGTCAATGCCTGCGCTGCCCGGCGTGCTTCCAGCAGGACCACTTCAGGCGCCCGCATGATTGCCATTTGGTCGGCTTTATCTATCACTGCCAATTCCATCGGTGCTTCTTTCAGGTTTTTCATAATCTCTCTCCTATAAAGCCCCGGTATCGGGCCGGGGCTCCCGCTATGTTGCATCAACTAGACCCTATCGCAAGACCCTCCTTTCACTTAAAGTGACTGCAAAATCTGACGAATTCTATTCGTTCGTCTTTGTTCGCTTTGTTCCACCAATGTTTCAGGTGCTCTAACGGCGTTTTCACTTTCACAATCCCGGCTTCTATCGCCGCTTGTCGAACACTCTTGAATTCTCCAGCTTTCATGCGTTCTAAGATGTCTGGAAAGTCTCTAGCAATGCGCGCCGTTAAATAGTCGGCATGATTCCCACGCTCTAAACGGGTTACATTGTCACCCGTTTTATGTCCTCTACCCGGGCCTGCTTTACCCTTTCCTGCTTTCTGTATCGCCAATGGCAGCGGGTTTTCCGCGCGGGTAGCTACGGCATCTCTAAGGGTGGTTCCTTTCTTGGCATGTTTGATTGCTTCAATATCTGCTTCGGATAATTTCAGTTCTGCTTCACAGAGGATAGCGAAAGAGACATAGCCAAGAACCTTCCACGCTTCATACTTTTCCAGTTTGGAAATCAAACCCTGCAAAGCGCGAACGTCTTTGTCTAAATCCTGGCGAGTGCTCTTTGCCTGTTGTATAAACCATTTAGCCCAAGACGCCGAGCCGACAGGAGCATTGCGCGAACCAATATCGTCAAGAAAGCTCGTTCTCAAGGATTGTCTTTGCATTAATCAATTCCTTTTTATTCATTACGGTGGTGCTTTTATTGCCCAGTCTTCTGAAGAGTGCTTTTTGGGTCGTTCCCCATGTCAGCCCTTTATTGTTGTCAATTTCTGAGCATCTAGTGTGAATCTGTTTGCTCAGGTCACTCTCTTCCTGCGCAGGAGTCCGAGCCCTCTTAGATAAGGTTGGAACAGGAAATAATCTTGCAAAAATCTGTCGAATAGCTTCTTCGGAATAACGACTTTTTAGGTCCGCAAAAATTGCCGTTAATTTTTCGTTTTCTTCAGAAATCATTATCTCGCCATCCAATAGTGCTTGCCGGATAGCATCCACTTCTCCCTCTAAAGCTAGAACATCAAACGCGGGACCTCCCCCTGGTCCTCCCCCGCCTGCTAGTCCGATTACTTGCGTCTGTTCTTTAGCAATTAACTCTATAACTCTGTTCATTCGAGGGTCGTCTGGAACAAAAGCCCAACATTGTCTCTTAAGATTTTTTGGCGTTTGTCTCCAAACCCGGCCTAACATCTGCTCAATCCAAGGGACAGAACGAATGTGAGTCAGACAAATTACATGCGTCAGATCGGGGACATCCAAACCTTCGTAGGCCATCTGACAAGTAACTAATGCTTCTGTATCTTCCTTAAAATCTAAAATCTGTTCTTGTGCATTTGCATTGTCAGAAATTGCCAACCCAACGGTTATATTTTTAGAACCAAGCCGTCTATAATAATCTCTCGCTTGAGCTTGGTTATATGTGACGATTAAAAGCTTTCTCCCGAAGTTGCGCCAATGCTCAATCCCTTTCTCAAATAGTTGTATTGCTAGGGCAGAATTGAGGGCAGTAAATATTGCAGCCGATTCCTCATCACGCTCAACGACTGACAATCTGCGGGGGTCTTGCTCCCCTTCTCTATTCGCCCACTTCACAACTCCGTCGTGATGATAGAATTCAATCGGAACAATAGCTTTTTCCATAAGCGCATCTTTGCGGTCGTAGCGTATGAAAATATCAGACGATTTTTCTGGAGAAACGAGCAGACCTTTTGGAACAGTGTCATATTCCATGCCATAGATCAGTGCATTATCATTTGTGTCTAGTGTTCCGGTCATATTCAACCATACAGAGGGCTGAGTATCCTTCAGGCGCAAAAGAGCATTCGACAAGGCCCTTGATTCACCATTTGGGGTTAGTTTCGCATGATGGCATTCATCTATAATTACGACGTATGGTTTCCTTCTGATTTCGTCAACCCATAAATCAGGATCGGTGAGTAGTGCTTGGTGGGTTGTGACAAATCCTCTCAATCCATGAGTCGGATCAACATCATTACCGGAATCTCTGAGGATGATGTCAAAATCTCTTTTCATATCCTGAACTGCCTGGACTCGTAAAGAATCCCTGGGAACAAACCATCCGATTTTATAATTCGTAAATTCTTCCGCCATGATTCCAGGCAGTCTTGATTTACCGCCGCCGGGAACCACATGAGCTAGAATATTGATTGGAAGGTCGGTTTCATCTAATTTTCTTATTGCCTCTCTCAACTCAATTTGATGTTTTCTATCCATACTTTTTTCCTTTTCTTAAATTACAATCTGGGCAAAGCGCTTGCATTTCGTGAACATTCGTCTTATGTGAGACTGACCACGGAATTTTATGGTCCGCATGAAAACTAGCTCCTATTGGCTTGCCGCATTCTTGACATTTCCCATTTGCAGATCGCCACAAGGCAGCTCTCAATTTTTTATTCCGCAGTGTCCTGTTCATTGGCAAATGTTATTAGTCTTTGTTAATTGATCTTTTAGTTCTTGCGGTAATTTTTCCCATTCTTCATCACTGGCTTTAAATGATTGACCCTTGACAATCTTTGCCATTGGCTTTTCCGCATTGTTCAACCAATTAACAAACCTTTTTTCGGTCGGAATCTTGCGATTGACTTTGCACCAGGCTTCCATTTTGAAAAACTCTTTCTCAATGTCGATTCCTTGATAAGCTGGATTCTTTTTCAATTCTTCCCATACTGTTTCTTTATTTAGTTTTTCCTTCTTATTAGAAATAGAAGAAGAAACATATACAGAAGCATATACAGGGGTAACGTTTGGTAACGCACTGGTAACGCTAGGTAACGCTTTTGCGTTACTTTTCTTTTTTTCCTTATATTTACGGACACGCTCTCTGGTCTGTTGTCGCTGTATTTCTCGGTTCATTGTCCTTCTGTGCGTTTCAGCGTTTAGGACAAGAAATCCACCAGGCACTCTTTCAACTCTACGGCCACCGTTGTCTGGATTTGCTGAATTTGGGTCGGGTTGGGTGAAGCATTCGATAGCTTTTTCAGCTTCTTCTTTGGTGACTCTGGCTCTATTGGCAAGGTTTTCAATGGCGCTAAAATGTGCATATCCGTCTTCATTCATTGCCGCAAGCAAAGTAATCCAAACGATTCTTGTTGCCATTGGCTCTAGCCAAATGGAAGAATCCAGTATCTTGGCAAAAAGTTTTGTGTACATCGGGCGACGTTTCGTGGATGAGTAGGAAAAGGAAGTTATCTGACTCGTAGCCAGATGATGAGAGCGATGGTTGCGATTATCCCGATCCGCCAAGCGATTTGCAGACGATAGTGTTTTTGTTGTACTTGCTGATGCTGTAGCCATGAGGGCTCGCACCTCACGATGACCTTCATGCGGTCATTCGTTGACCTGTACTCGTGATCTCGCAGTCTCATGAGTTTGCCTTTCTTCTGATCCTTGCTGATTGTTTAAGAGAATTTCTAATTGATCTTCAAGACAAATGCGTAAAAGGGCGGAAAGACTTCGATGCTGTTCGTATGCAAGTCTTTCAAATTGATCAAGCCTTTTTGGGTCTAATCTTGTTGAAACAATGAAGGTTCTTTCTCTAGGATCTCTTTTTGTATAAGGACGTTTAGATTTCATAATACTTATAATATTTAAAATTTCTTGCTTGTCAAGTCTTTTTAGTATATATTCTATTCTTAGGAGGTATGAATGGACAATAGACCTATAATATACAAAGATTTTTATATGAAAAAGCTACCTGGAAACATTCAATTCAAGGCGGAAGAATCTCATGAAAAGATTGTCAATGAGATTGCAAAACGTGAAAGAAGGCCAGTGGGTGCAGTTGCTCGGGCAATCTTTGAGCGTGGATTAGCTGCTTACGCTAGAGATGGAAATATATTCGAGCCAGGAGAAGTCAATGCAGAGCGGATCTTAGCTGAGTTGAAGGCTGACTCTGAGGATACGGACTTGCCCCTAAAAAAAAAGCGAGCGTAAGCCACTGAAGCATCGTTGCATTACGTATTCTTTCAGAATTGGAGGTGTAAAATGAAAGCCATTATTGCAGTCATGTTCCTACTAGTTAGCACTTCCCTGCTTGCTGAAGATGGGCCAAAGGTATATATCAACAGCGTAAGCACTGCCCGGCCATCTTTCGGCTTGTTTCCAAATGGTGTTATGCCTGCCGCTCCGATAATCGAAGCGGGAATGGCTCCTCATTGTTCCGGTTGCCAGTTCATTCAGAAGAAAGAAAACGCTGATTATGTTGTGACCTTTTGGGCAGTCAACACCGAAACGAATTGGTCAGTTGCTACGACGAAAGATGATGGCAAAGTCATTGCTTTCAAGAAAGGGGTTATCAAGCGCAAGAATGGATATAAAGACGCTGCTCAAGCACTATTAGCTGACTGGAACCAATCAAAATAATTTATTGACAACTTCTTTTGTTCTTTTGTATCTTATCCATGACCCATCGCTTGGTTCATGCCTACCAAGCCGTTATCACCTTGTAAGCACCCAGCCTGCCCCGATCTAACAGCGGGGCGATTCTGCGTTAAACACCAAAAACAATATAGTCAGCAAATAGATAGCAGGCGTGGCTCTGCGCGTGAGCGTGGCTATACCTCACGCTGGGAACGCATTCGTGCGCACTTTCTATTCGATCACCCATTCTGTGAATGCGAATTACACAAAGATAGAGCAACAGCACCAATAGCAACAGAAGTCCACCATGTTCTGCCACTGGCTGATGGTGGAACGCACAATCCTGAGAACTTAATGGCAGTAACTAAGGCTTGTCACTCACGCATCACAATGGCAGAGAGCGGCTACAATGCAGGACTCAGATAACTCATTGATAGGTATAGGGGTGGGTCAAATCTCTGGCGCTAGGCGAAACGGACCATGTGCGCCACCTCTCAAGAATTTACGACTTTTTAGCCCAAGGGTTAAATAAAAATGCGCGGTAGACCACGAAAACCACCTCATTTGAAACTTTTAGACGGTAATCCCGGTCATAAACCGATTGTTTTTGGTCCTGCCTATGAGAGAGGCGGCTTTGGAAGTTGTCCAAAAAGTCTCAAGGGTCTGGCGAGAAAGATGTGGAAAGAACGATCAAAGGAACTCGCCGACCAGGGGCTAGACGTCAAGGCATTTGGTCCGATGCTCGAGGTCATGTGCTACTCATACGGCGAATGGAAGCGTTGGTCCGCTGAAGTTGAGAAAGATCCAACCTTCATAGTCTCGGATTCGGGATACGAAGGTCCGCGGCCATGCGTCAAAATGGCGCAGCAAGCATTGCAGAACTTCAGAGCAGCTTGCGTGGAATTTGGTTTCACCCCAGCGAGTAATGGCAAAGTCACAGCTCCGAAAACAAAGAAGCAATCCTTGAAAGATTCGATCATGGACTCGAAACGTGCCGTTTGATCCTGACAAGGCTTTCCTTGCAACTCAGTTCTTTGAAGAACACCTCTCGCATACAAAGGGCAACTATTCCCGAAAAAAGTTTGTACTTCCAGCTTGGCAGAAGAAGATTATTTCCGATGTCTTCGGCACAGTGCGCCGGGATGGGAAGCGGCAATACACAACCGTCTATATCGAAGTTCCTAAAAAAAATGGCAAAACCGAGATAGCTGCAGGCGTGGCTGCCTATATGCTTTTCCTTGATGAAGAAGCAGGCGCAGAGATTTACTCAGCGGCTTCAACGAGGGACCAGGCAAGCATTTGCTTTCGTGTCGCCGCGCAGATGGTTCGCCAAAATCCACGTCTGATGGAAATGGTTGACATTCACCGCTCAACGAAAACAATCAGCTTACGCGACGACCCAGAATGCTTCTATAAAGCGATTTCGGCGGATGCTGATATTCAGGATGGAATCAATCCGCATTGTGCAATCTTTGACGAGCTACACCGGCAAAAGAATCGGGATCTGTGGGATGTTTTAAAGTTTGGGATGGACACCAGAAGCCAGCCCTTGTTGTGGGCGATTACCACGGCGGGCGTCGTCGGTGAGTCACCCATCTGTGAGGAGATGCACGATTATGCGCTTCAAGTTCTCAAAGGTACTTTCGTTGACCCCAGTTTCTACGCCGTCGTTTACGGACTTGATCGCGCTGAAGACTGGACCGCTGAAGGTGAACCGGCAAAAGGAAACAAGAAGGCCACGGGCTGGTACGCAGCCAACCCAGCACTTGGAGATTTTCTACCAGTGGCAAGGGTCCGAGAAGCCTGCGAAGAAGCGAAAAAAGTGCCTTCGAAACAGTCCAGTTTCCGACGCTTCCGACTGAATCAATGGGTCAATCAACAGAGTGTCTGGATACCTTCGCACAAATGGGCTGAATGTAACGAGACATTCAATGTTAATGATCTGGCCGGAAAGACTTGCTATGCGGGCCTGGACCTTTCAACGAATCTCGACGTAACGGCATTTATCAAGGTTTTTCCGATTGATGGAAAGATTTTCGTTACCTGTGATTTCTGGCTGCCTTCTGAAGACTTGCACGAACGCAGTGTAAGAGATTTTGTGCCTTACGAAGTGTGGGCAACTCAAGGGCTTTTACACCTGACGCCGGGAAACGTGATCGACTACGCATTTATCGAAGAAATGATTATCAAGCAGGGCGACCTGTACGACATCAAAGAGATTGGCTACGACCGATGGAACGCCTCGGCTATTGTCACACGCTTGCAGGATGCTGGCTTCAAGATGATTCCAATAGCGCAAGGCTATGCGTCAATGTCAACGCCTACAAAGGAACTCGAAAAGCGCATCATGGAAGGCTCGATCCAGCATGGGGGAAACCCGGTCCTCGCCTGGATGAACGATTGTTGCAGCGTGCGATTCGACAACAAGGACAACATCCTCCCAATGAAGCCGGATAGAAAAAAAAGCAGCAAGAGAATCGACGGAATTGTGGCCTTAATCATGGCGTTAGACCGCGCAACGCGGAACGAGGCGAAGTGGATTTACGATGAACAGGATTTAAAAGTTATTTAACTCAAAGGAGGAAGGCGAATGGGAACAACAATTATCGATAACTGTAAAATCACTCGGGTGCTCCCTTCAGTAACAGCGGGAACAACCGACCAGAACACTACGGGGCTCGACATGACTGGCTATCAGGGGGTGGTATTTGTGGCATCCTTCGGAACGCTTACGGCTAATCAGGTGACGCAGATTTACGGGCAGCATGCCGATGCCATGAATGCGACGAACGTCTTGACGACTCCGGCGAATATCGCCGGGAGTTTAGTCGGCCCATTGGCCGATAATGCTTCAAACAAATGTTTGGTGCTGGATATTAACCGACCACAGAAGAAATGTGTCGGCTTGACGATCGACCGGGGAACTGCAAACGCCGTGATTGATGGGGTCATAGCGATTCAATATCGATCGGATTATCGACCGACTACACAAGATGCTACAACTATTGCCGCTTCAAAGACTGTGATTGCTGCCATTGATGGCACTCCATAATGCGATTGGGATTTGATGCGAAAGATTTCTATGCTTCTGTGGGGGCTGGACTTCTCATATTTGGTTTATATCGGATCTGGCCTCCACTGGGGATTATTGCTCTTGGGCTGCTTTTCCTGAAAGTAGCCTCCATCAAAACCAAATCACCATAAGGAGGGCCGATGGGTAAAATTGCTGATGCTCTTCTTGAGTGGCGGTCAGATTCCACCACCACGCTCAAAGGTCCGGCGCAATGGCTGATTGACTGGGCCGGAGGTGGACCGACCAAAAGCGGCCTCTATGTGAATCCAGACACGGCGCTACAAGCCAGTGCCGTGTATGCTTGTGTGCGCGTGATTACAGAAACGCTCGCTTGTGCTCCATTCATCGTCTATCGGCGTACTGAGAACGGTGCCAAAGAACGCGCTCCAACGCATCCAGTTTATAAGATCCTGCACGAACGGCCAAACTCCTGGCAAACTCCCAGCGAATTCAAAGAGATGATGACCGGCCACTGTCTCTTGAGGGGCAATGCCTATGCCTACATCAAAACGGATGGCCGGGGGAAAGGTCCAGGCGGTGGAGGAATTCAAGAATTGATACCACTACACCCGGATCGGGTAGCCGTCAAGATTCGGGCGGGTGTGAATGGTCCTGCAGCATACGAGTACACCGATACTTTAGGCTTACAAAGTTCATATCTTCCGAGCGAAATCTTTCATCTTCATGGATTGTCAACCGATGGAATCCAGGGGCTCTGCCTGACAACTCTTGGGCGGGAAACGATTGGGCTTTCACTGGCAGGAGAAGAACACGCAGCAAGGATATTTTCAAACGGAGCCAGTTTGCGGGGAATATTGCAGACAGAAGGTGCAGTTAAAGACGCAGCATTGGAACGGTTGAAAAAGCAATTCAATGAAACCTATTCGGGACTGCGGAATGCCAACAAAGTGGCCATCCTCGAGGGCGGCTTGAAGTGGCAACAGATTGGCATGACCTCGAAAGACGCCGAATTCCTCGAGCTCAGGAAGTTTCAAATTTCGGATATTGCAAGAATATTCAGGGTTCCCCCCCATTTAATAGGTGACCTCGACAAAGCAACTTTCTCCAACATCGAACAGCAATCACTTGAATTCATAACCTATTCCATGATGCCCTGGTTCGTCCGCTGGGACGAAGCCTGCGACCGGGATCTTCTAACCGACTCACAGCGCTCAACCTTCTTTTCCGAAGTTCTGGTCGATAATCTCGT